TATCGAGTGTCGTTTGGCTTATTCGAGAGAATGGGCTATCCGTATAACTCATGAGCAACAGATGCATGAGGTGTCTTGTATGCTGAATCTTACGTACGATGATGATCATTTGCCTGCACATGGTCAATTGTATAAAGAACATCTTCAGAGGTTTTTTAAGCGTTTACGTAAGTCTGGTTATAAATTTAGATATGTAGCTTCAGGAGAATATGGTGACATTTCGAAACGTCCGCACTTTCATATTGCTTTGTTTGGAGTGGATTTTCACTCTGATCGTGTGTTGTTTGGTCGTTCTGGTAGCGATAGGACTTATATCTCTGAGTCCATTTCCAGACATTGGACCTTTGGCAACCATCTCATTGGTGCCCTCAATTTTGAGTCCGCAGCATACATTGCCCGTTATATTTTGAAAAAAATTAAGGGCTTGCAAAAACCTGAACCTTTATATATTGATCCAATCACTGGTGAAGCAGTTTTGCCTAATCCGGAGTTTATGTTGATGTCCAAAGGTATTGGTAAGTCTTGGTTCCGTGATTATTTCATGACGGATGTTTATCCGCATGCTTCTGTTATTACCAGTCAAGGCTCTAAAGCCCCTGTGCCCCGTTATTACAAATCTTTGTTGAAGGAGGTTGGTTCCGATTTAGCACTGGATATGCAGTTTCGTTCGTCGGCTCGTGCCGAGATGGATGTTGAGCGTACAGCTCTTGAGAATCGTCCCGAACGTAAGAACTCTCGTTCTTTAGTTTCTTATTCTCGATCAAGTTTATCAAAACGTTCGTTATAATTTTTTAAGGTCAAATCATGAATTTATTTGTTGTTTCAATTAAAGATCGCGCAGCCGAAGTCTTTAACCGTCCTTTTTTTGTTCCACATCGTAATGTCGCTATTAGGGATTTTACTGATGAAGTGAATCGCAGTGCCACTGATAATCAGCTTAATAAGCATCCCGATGATTTCGATTTGTATTTGTTGGGTGAGTTTGATGACAACGCTGGAGAATTTATTATGTCCACACCTCAGATTTTAGTCCGTGCTAAGGACGTTATTCAGTCTTCTTGACCCTTGGACCCCTTCGGGGGTCCTTTTTTATTTTTTGGAGAATTTTTATGTTTCACAATAAATCGGTTGATGCACACAATTTTGCAATGGTGCCCCGTTCTGACATCCCCCGCTCTCGATTTACTATGCAGAAAACTCTTAAGACTACTTTTGATAGTGGTTTGATTGTTCCAATCATGTGTGAGGAGGTTTTGCCAGGAGATACGTTTAATGTCAATGTTACGATGTTTGGTCGTCTGGCCACTCCGATTTTCCCAGTTATGGATAATCTCCATCTGGACTCGTTCTTTTTCTTTGTTCCTAATCGTTTGGTTTGGACAAATTGGGTTAAGTTTATGGGGGAGCAGGATAATCCTTCCGATTCCATTTCTTACTCTATCCCTCAACAAGTATCCCCAGCTGGTGGATACGCTATTGGTACCTTACAGGACTACCTTGGTTTACCGACTGTGGGTCAAGTTACCGCTGGTTCTACGGTTTCACATTCGGCGCTACCTGTACGCGCCTACAATTTGATTTATAACCAATGGTTTAGAGATGAGAATCTACAAAACTCTCGTGTTGTTGATAAGGGCGATGGCCCTGATTCTTCTCCTACTACCAATTACACTATATTACGTCGTGGCAAACGTCACGATTATTTTACTTCTTCACTACCTTGGCCTCAAAAGGGTGGTACATCTGTTACTTTGCCTTTGGGCACTTCTGCTCCTGTATATGGTACAGGTATCGCTTTAGGCCTTACTGAAGGTTCTGGTACTAATTTTGGTATGTACGTACAAAATACCAACCTTACTACTGGCCGTTCTTCTGTTTACAATCAACCCGTTGGAACTGTTGCCGTAGGCGGTACTGTTCAAAATGCCGATAAGGCTTTGGGTGTTGTTGGTTCTGGTGCTTCTGGTTTGTATGCTGATTTGTCTTTGGCTACTGCCGCTACTATTAATCAGCTTCGTCAATCTTTTCAGATTCAAAAGTTGCTTGAACGCGATGCTCGAGGTGGTACTCGTTATACCGAGATTTTGCGTTCTCATTTTGGTGTTACTTCACCTGACGCTCGTTTACAGCGTCCTGAATATTTAGGTGGTGGTTCAACCCCTATTAATATTTCTCCTATTGCTCAGACTTCTGGTACTTCTATTTCTGGTCAAGCTACCCCACAGGGTAATCTTGCCGCTATGGGTACATATCTTGCTAAGGGACATGGTTTTTCTCAGTCCTTTGTTGAGCATGGTTATGTTATTGGCGTTGTTTCTGTCCGTGCTGATTTAACTTATCAGCAGGGTTTACGCCGTCATTGGTCTCGTTCTACTCGTTACGATTATTATTTTCCTGCTTTTGCTATGCTCGGTGAGCAAGCTATTTTGAATAAGGAAATTTACGTTACTGGTACTGCTTCTGATACTAACGTTTTTGGTTATCAAGAACGTTGGGCTGAGTACCGTTACAATCCTTCTGAAATAACTGGTTTATTTCGTTCTACTGCCGCCGGTACTATCGATCCGTGGCACTATGCACAGAAGTTTACTTCTTTGCCTACTTTGAATTCTACTTTTATCCAAGATACTCCGCCTTTGGCTCGTAATTTGGCCGTTGGTACTGGTGCTAATGGACAGCAGCTTCTTCTCGATGCTTTCTTTAATACTACTGCTGCACGTCCTTTGCCTATGTACTCTGTCCCCGGTCTTATCGACCATTTTTAAGCTTGTGCGGTTTACACCGCATAAGCCGAAAGGTTTTATATGGATCCTATTCTTGGTGCTGCTTTGGTTTCTGGTGTTGCTGGTTTTCTTGGTCAACAAGAAACCAACGCCCAGAACCAACAGCTTGCCGCTGAAAATACTGCTTTTCAGGAGCGTATGAGTAATACCGCTTACCAACGTCAAGTTAAGGACCTTGAGGCTTCTGGCCTCAATCCTATGCTTGCTTATATCAAGGGTGGTGGTGCTTCCACTCCTTCTGGTACTGTTTTACCTATGCAGAATGCTGTTGCTTCTGGCATTTCTTCTGCTGAGTCTGCTGTTCGCGTGCCTAAGGGCGCCGCTGAAACAGCTAACGTTACGCAAGATACTTTACGTTTGCGTGCTGATACTTGGTTGAAGCAATCTCAGACTAATTTAACTGATGTCCTTGGTGATCAAGGTCGTGCTACTGTTGCTAAGTTAGAAGTTGAAGCTAAGAAGATTGGTGAGGAAATTAAGAATATTCCTTTAGAAGGCGATCGCTTAATTGCTCTTGCCAAGAATCTTGATCAAGCTTCTAAGCTTTCTATTTTGCAACAAGGTACTGAGGCCGTTCGTGCTCAACAGATGACTTGGCTTGCTGTTAAGACTATGGTTGAAGGTGATTTGCTTACTTTGGATAAAGCGGCTATTCTCAAAGCTGAGAATTTTGGTAAAGAGTTTGCTCAGTATAAGGGTATTATTGATACCATTGTTTCTGTTATTCGTATGTTAAAACGTTAAGGAGTTTTTTATGAAGTTTATTTCTGCTTATGATAATCACGATGCCCGCTCTAATGAGACAGGGCTTAAGTGTTTGGATTCGTCTTTGACTCAACAGCAGTTTAAAGAGGAATCTGATATCAACACTATTGTTGATCGTTTTATGAAGACTGGTCATTTACCTGATCCAGTCTCTATGCCCCAATATATTGATTATGAGGGCGTTTTTGATTTTCAGTCTGCTATGAATGTAGTTCGTCAGGCTGATGAGAATTTTATGCGTATGGACGCCAAAATTCGTTCTCGTTTCCATAACTCCCCTCAGGAGTTTTTGGAGTTTTTTGCGAATCCTGATAATTCGGATGAAGCTATTCGTCTTGGTTTGGCTATTCCTAATGACCAACCTAAGGTATTTGAAAAATCGGGTAAACCCGATGTTTCTGCTACGGAGTAGCTTTATTGGCACAGTTCTCTACTTGATGTAACTGTGCCTATTGACACCTTTTTGTTTTCTGTTCTAATGGAGTAATTATGAAACCTCTTGCCCGTCATTCCGCTAACAAGCACCATAGTGCGACTGCCTTTAAACGTAACGTTAAGACTACCAAGTTGATTAATATCACTGCTGGCCCTATGCGTGGTGGGATTCGTTTGTAAGGTGTGCTCTACTCAGTGGTCACATCCTCAACACGGTCCTATTAAATGTGGTCAGTGTATCGAGTGTCGTTTGGCTTATTCGAGAGAATGGGCTATCCGTATAACTCATGAGCAACAGATGCATGAGGTGTCTTGTATGCTGAATCTTACGTACGATGATGATCATTTGCCTGCACATGGTCAACTTTATAAAGAACATCTTCAGAGGTTTTTTAAGCGTTTA